ATAATTGAGTGATACTAATATTATTATTAATTCCCATTCGTTCCTCCTAAATAGTTATGCAATTAGCAACAAAAGTTATTTTTAACCTTTTTTCTTGTTTATCATCAATATTAATTATATTAAATATATTATTTTTATAAATAATTCTATATTGACTACTATTAAAAATGGTATCTTCTAATTTTCTTAAATATCTAACTTTAAAATTGAATGTATTTTGTGTTACATTAGTTTTCGCATTAAAATATTCACTTCCACTAGATTTATTAACTTCTGCACAACAATTATAATAATCTTGCCATTCTTCTGTTTCTACATTAAGTTTTTGAATTTTTATTGGTTTATTTATTGCCATTTCTCTTCATCTCCATTTTTAGTTGCCATTCTAAATCATTCAATAATTTTCGTGTTGTATTAGAAATATTTTTGGAATCTAAATCTCTATAATCGTACAAATCAGATATGACTAAAAGGGCTATCTGTTTAGCCCTTTCATCTTCTACTGGATAATTTTTGCCTATGGCACCTTGTAAATATAAATTAGAAAATTTTATTAATCTAATAATATTTCTTTTTGTTGCCTGTCCTTCTTCCGCTTCTACTTCTATAGGATCATATCCTAAATGGTCGCAAACTTCTTCAATAGAAACAGGTATGTATTTATTTGTATTATCAGCCATAAGCTATTCCTCCTTTATTTAGGCTGTTTCTTCTACTGCAATATAGCAGTTTTCAAAAGCCTTTTCATCTCTAACTTGTACATTTTCTCTTTCAATTCCTCTAAAGATTGTACAATCATCTTCAAATGCATTTATTTGTTCTCCATCTGTTCCAACAACAGCAGTATTAGAAGTCATAATGTTAATTTTCTTTCTATCAAATAAAACAATACCTTCTTTTAAATCTCCAATTATCATTGGTAATTTATTTGTTTCAGATGGCATATCATCATTTGGTAATACTACAAGTGGAACAACTGTTGCACCTGCTCTAATTTGCATTTTGCTTGAATCAGTTGGATCTGGATTTAAAAGTGGTCTACCATTTTTATCTTCTAAGTTATCTAAATAATCTAATCCATCATCATTTGTTACAACTATTGATGTAGGCTTGAAGGCTTGTCCTAATTCTACATTTAAAACATGTTTTATTCCCTTTATACCTGCCTCAATTTGTTTTGCTACTTTTGTTTTTATAGCATCTAAAATTAAGTTGTTTCTTGTAACTCTTGATTCGTCTGCTAACCAACCTAAAACAGTATTTACTAGATTTTCATCGCTATCTTCTAGTAATTCATTTGTAATTGGTAGATATCCTGCATATTTTTCTATTGTATATTTAATTCTTGAGAATGAAGGACCATCATTTTTACCAATAGCAGATTTTTCTCCAACTTTTTTAAATCCTTTCTTTTGTTTTCTTGTTTTAAAAGTTCTTTCTCCAGACATTGTAGAAACACTTTCTACAGTAACATAGTCCTCTAATGATGATTTAGCTTCTCTTAATTCTTGAATTTTTGTTACTATATCATTAGGAACTGTGTATCCACCTTCTGTTCCTGTTCCCTCATTCAATGTTTTAGCAATATTTCTGATAGCTTCAGCAACAGCTTTTATATTATCTTTTTGTTCCTTTGTTGCTTTTACTTCTTTTTCTTCTTCCTCAGATGGTGTATTTTCCTCTTTTTCTTTTTCATACAATCTTTTTTCTAAATCATATTCTTTTTGTAATTCGTCAGCCTCATCCATTAAAGCTGCTGCTTTTTCTAAATCTTTATTTTCTCCATCCATGCAATCTCTTGCATTCATTCTTTTTTGTGCTATTTTTGCTAATAATTCTCTCATTTTTTTATTCATAATTAATTACCTTCCTTTTCTTCTTGATTTTGTGTAAAAATAAAAGAGTCAAGCATTTTCATTCTTAGCTCTAACTCTCTACTTAAATCATTATTATTTTTTTGATTTTTGACACTTTTGTCTTTTTCAGTCTCTTGTATGTTTTGTTCTTCTTGTTCTTTTGTTTTTTCTTCACAATAATTTTTTGTTGTGCCTGCTCTAGGTTGTGCAGGTACTGCCACAAATGATACTTCGTAGGCTTCTTTTGCACCATCCAAAGTAAAATAGCATATTTTCTTACCTGTTGCTGTATCATACTCACGTCCCCAATAATGCGGACAATATGTTTTAGTATTATCAGTTCCACAAATAGAACAAAAAGCATGTTTTGGTTTGCAACCTGTAGATACTTCCTTTTTTATTCCCGCTTTTATTTCTTGGATTAAATCAGCATTACTATTGGTTTTTACCATATAGCATTTTGCAATTAATTGAGTATATATTTCTCCTGCTCCAGTCAATTTTGCAGTATCATTTTGTACTAATTCTGTTTCATAGACTCTTGCAATTTGATTGTCTGCTGTTCTTCTATGATCTTTTATCATAGTTTTACCAATATAAAGTTTTTTCAAATCTTTCAAAGCATTAAGATTAAAAGGCTCAAAGTTTCTATCATCAGTTTCATTATCTCCCATAATAACTTTAAATGTAAAAACTTCTTCTGCTTTTAATGGGCTTAATGTAAATTTATTGATTTTCTTTAAATCCTCTTCTGTAACCTCTTGACTTTCAACACTAGCTGACTTACAAACTAAACCTTTTGTAAAGTTTTCTCCAAGGCTTCTTTTATCGTTTTCTGGATCCATTTGTATAATTTTCCCTCCTCTCCATCAAAATTATTAATATATTGAGCACCTGTATATTCCACAGGAATGCTAGCACCATTACCTAACAATCTATCGCCACCTTCTTTTGCCTCTAAATCCAAAAATGCTCTAGCCTCGTTAGGTGTATAAATAAAGTTAGAAACTCCTTTGCTTAATGTTTCTATTTGTGTACTCTGATCTGCCCTTAATATAACAGCAACATTAAATTTAAAGTACATTCCTTCCTTTTCTTCTTCCTCAGTTAAAAGCTTATAACTGATTTCTTCTTCATATTGTTTTATAATATATAACATTGTATCTATATAAAAACTTAATTGTTGTGCTTCTGCACTCGAATAACTTGACTTTTCATAATCTCCAATTTGATAAGGTTTTATTCCAAAGGCACTTGCTATTTGTAACGCAGAATATTTTTTCACATCTATAAATTGATTATCTGCTAATTTGATATTTAATGGTGTTAATGTTGCACCTAATGGCATTGGTATAATGTTTTTAATTTCTTCATCACTATATTTACCTGTAGCAAACTTTTCAATTCCTTTTACAAATTCTTTTGCACTTTCGTCATTTAAAGATGAAGTATATTGAACAACTGCTTTAGCAGTAAATCCATTATCATACATTTGATTTACTAATTCTTGTGCTTTATTATTACCTGTAATTGTACTTCTTAGTTTTTCTCTTACAGACATTCCACTTATTCCATCAAAAGAACTTGATGTTTTAAAATGCAATATTTCTTCTGAGCCAAAAGTAAAAATTCCAGCAGCACATGTATATCTATAATAAATATCTGGAATCTCGCTTAGAATTTTTTTATCATCATACCAAATTTCGACATCTTCTGATGGCAAAATCCACAAACTTGTATTTATTTTTTCTTTTGTTTTTGTTGTTTTTATCAAAACATAAGCATTTCCATAATGATTTCTATTATATTCAACAGTAGACCAAAATGTGGTTGCCGTCATATATTTATTAGGTCTTTCATTTAAAACCTTATATAAAGGATGTTCTCTGCATGCTTTTACTCCATTATTATCATTATGTTTTAATAACTTTAATGGTAGCTTTCCTAAAGTCTCACTTAATACTTTCAAACAAGCAAAATATGTAGCTTCTGATAATTCGCTTTTTTCTGTATCCTGTAATCCTAAAAAATTTATTAATGATGCTAATTGATCATTTTTGGTATTATTTGTAGTTAATGCTTTAATTGAATTTTTAAATTTTTCTAAAATTTTTATTTTCATTTACTCACCCCTTCCAGTTCATCATTTGTAGATAATTTTCCATTTCCTTATCAACATCTACTGATTCTTCTTCTTTTAACTTCATATAAGCAACATGTGCATCAATACAAGCATCTGCTGGATCTATCCTTTTTGTTTTTGCTTTTGGTTCCTTATCTATTTTTATCTCGCCAAAACTATTTGCCACCACTTTTGCGTTTGAAAAGCTCCAACTTAATAATTCATTTTGCTTGTCATATTCTATTTTTTGAGATTTTATATTTAAACGCATATCTACTGTTGCATCATTTAAGAATCTTGCTGACTGTGTTACTTGTAATAAAGGTACACCAAATTCTTCTAGGTCGCCTAAAAATCCATCTGCATTATGGGGATCATAACCTATTGCTTTTAAATCCAAGTCATATTCCTGTATTAGATCTTTCAAATGATTAATTATAAATTTATAATCATTTTTATATTCACTTATTCCCCCAGTTATTGTTATCAAACCACTACTTTGCCATAAATCATATGGTGCAATATCTGTTTCTATATGTTCTTCTAACCTACCTCTGGGCATAAATGAATGAGAATAAATATAAAATTTATCTTCTTCTAATGGGAACTCTAAAGATATTGTAGTTAAATCCCCTCCACTTGATAAATCTATACCCGCAAAACATTTTTTTCCTCGCATATCCTCTAATGTTTTTTCCGTTTCGCATTTTTTCCATTTATCAATGTCTATAAATTGGTCATCAGCATTATTTACCCACATATTAAGGGACTTTACCATAAAGTCCCTTAATTCGTTGCCTCCCATATCTTTAGCTGTTTGCATATCTGTTATTAATGTATTTAATGTATCTTCATTTGCAGCTAAATATGGATTAGCTTTTATTAAATTCTTTGGATCCCATATATCATCGCCCTTATCTAAAGCATATATATCCACAAAAAAATCTTCTGCTTTTGCTATTCCTCTTAGAATATTGCAACAATAATTATCTAATTCATAACAAGGTGTATTTATCTTGTCTCCTCTTGTTGTAATAATACTTATTAGTGTTTCTGGAAGTGATTTTGTACCATTATATAAAGCCTTATAAATTTGATTAGTTTTATGTTGGTGGTATTCATCAATACTTGCATATATAGCTCTAAATCCGTCATCTAATCCACTTTCTTTACTTAATGCCTCTATTGTGCAATGTGTTTGATTCGCTATAATCACAGATTTATAATCTTTTACTGCAAACATTCCATCTTTTTCACTTGCAATATCTTCTCCTGCCAAATCTTCATCACTTTGTATGAACTTTGACATTTCCTCCCATGCAAGCCTTGCTTGTCTTTTCTTTGTTGCAGCAGTAAATAATTTTCCATAATGATAACCACTAAATCCCGCTATATATGTACCTCTAATACCATTTTTAAAAGTTTTACTATTCTGTCTTGCCATGGATTCATAAGATCTTCTAAATCTTCTTTTTCCTTTTTGATTATACCATCCAAAAAGGCACCCCATATCGAAAATTTGAAAGCCCAATAATTTTACTGGTTTCTTTTCAAATCCTTCTCCAATAGTTAAAGTTTCTGCATATTCCAATATTCTTTCTGACTTAGCAACATCCCAGTAATAAGGAAATTCTGCTGTATTTTGAATTTCTAAATTTTTTAAATGTCTTTCACAGGCAAGTCTATGTAATTCGCCTGTGAATATTTCTCTATTTACAACCTTTCGAGCATATTCTGTTACTCTATCTATCATTAAATCACACTAAATTTTGCAAATTTATTTTCTTTTGGCTTTTCTGGTGCTTGTGGGACTTGCAATCTACATCTACTTGTAATTGTTAATCCCATTTTGTCAGCACATGCATTACATTGTTTAAATGCTCGGTCTTGATGTATTAAATATGCTTCAATGTCCGCTGAGTACAATCGTTGCATTTCTACATTATCTTTATATTGTTTTGAAGCTTTATTTTTTATTGCCGAATTTAATAATTTAGTAAATTTCAAATAATTATCTTTAGCAATTAAATAACGAGCTAGACAATCTTCATCTAACTCGCTCATTATTCCTATATCTACAAGTTTTGTTGCTATTTCTGCAAATTCATTTTTTTGTTTTTTACTTAAATAGCTTGGTGCTTTTACATTTTTATAATCATCAATATTTATTTCGCTATTTCTTCTTTTTTCTATTTCCTCTTTAGTAAGATGTTTTTTCCCTTTAGCAATGATAAGGTCTATAGGTTCCCTTTGTTTTCCATATCCTGCCATAATATCCCCGCCTTTTTATTTTAGTCAAAAAATGTGCTACTTTGAAACGAATTATGGGGAGTTTTTTCTACAATGACCTCCCCTGCACCGATACCCCTTAGAAGTTCAATACTTTTTTTTCCACCCCCTAGGGTATTAATTCCCTCCTAGCACTAATTTTTTTAATTATTTTTCTTCATTTTTTGTAGATTTTTTTGATTGAGTTTTAGTATTTTTCTTTGCATCGTTTTTTTCTTCTTCTTCTGTTTCTGTTTTAACTTCAACTTCGTTTGTATTTGCTTCGTCTACTTCTATTTCTTCTATACTAGGCTTAGTTTCTTCTTTGTTTTCTTCCTCTTCTTCTGATATTTCCTCAACAGATATGTACAACTTTCTTTCCTCTACCAAATATTTTTTTCTTTCCTCTGTTAATTCAATGTTATCTTTCTTGTATTCTTCTTCCAATACCGCTCCTTTTTCTACATGTCTGTTTAATTTTAAATCTGTGTAACCTCTGTCTGCTACATACTTCATTTTAAATCATCCTTTCTTTTTTATTATTTTATATTATTTAATATAATAAACCTTATTAATGAAGTACCTTCTTTCTTGGTTGAAATCTATTATGCCTCTTATTATGATGCATATTACATAATGCTCGTAAATTACTATAATCCAGCCTTCTTTTCCAACCTTCTGGCGTTTCAATAAATTCTAAATGGTGTACTTCTTCTGCTAATTTTATTTTATATGTACTATCTTTCTTATTTTCTTCTATACAATCTTCACATTTGTAGGCATACTTAACATCTCCATATTTAGTTTGTAAATCTCTTAAATATCTTTCTTTTAGTTGTCTCCACTCTTTGCTTTTACGAAATCTAACTAATTTTGGATCCCTTGTTTTGTTATATCTTTTTTCATATAACTTTTGTCTTTCTTCTTTTTGTTTATTAACTATTGCTTGACATTTAGGACAATACCTATTAGGATATTCAATTATTTTTCTACATTTTGCACACATTTTAATAATCATTTTTATATTCCCTCAATCTCATTTCTGCTATATATTTTTTTAAATTATTATTAGTATTAGTTTTACTTTTTCTGTACTTTTCACATTTTACTATTGTTATATTTCCGCTTCTTAGTTCTTTCAATACTTCCATTGCATACTTTATTAATACATGAAATACATATTTTACTTTTGTACTCTTCTTCCATAATTTACCTCTTATTCATATAAATGCCAAAAAAGTGCTCTTTTTCAAAAGCACTT